CAAAAACTACCGGAGTCCCAAAACTAATACTCGTCCCCGAAACTGTGCCAACAACAGCCGTCATGTAGTCTGAATTGCCGTTGTCATTGTACGCGATGACCACTTTATTATTACTTGAGTCGAAAGCTGAGAAGGTGAAAAACGCGGCGTCACCGGAAATGGCCGCGCTTTCAAACACTGCCGCACTACCAAAACTTATGGAGTTGTCGCTAGGATCTACGGTTCCAACAATCGCAGTGCCATAAGAGGAATTTCCAAAGTCCTCATAAGCAATCACCACCTTGTTTGCATTACTGTCAAAAGCAATAGATATTTTTGAACTTTTTGACGACTCAAAAACTACCGGAGTGCCAAAAGTTATGGAACTCCCGCTGACCGTGCCTACGACTGCGGTTCCATTTTCTCCTCCACCCGCGCCGTAAGCAATAACAATCCTGTTATTGCTACTGTCGTAAACAGAGGCCACGCCGCAATCTGCTGATAGGTTTGATGACTCAAAATTAACCGCGCTCCCCACTGATGTTCCCGGTGGAACAATTACGACAGGCTTGCCTGCAGTAATCGCGCCACCCGCCGTCAACTCTACCGTGCTGGCTGGTGCATTTAGCTGTCTGCCAAGGTAGCTCATGTCAACCCTTTACGATCAGTTTGGTTGAGGTGACAGCCGTGCCTGCGGTAACGCTAGGGCTATCCGCTGACGTACCTATCGTGCCGTCACCCTGCACAAAATAAGTTTGACCGGGGGTCAGGCTAGACTGTGTGGTACTAACGCCGCCCTTAATTAGCACGGTAGCTGTCTCTGTATCAGCCGCCGCATATTCCGCAATGCCTATATAGTTTTCGGAAGTGAGGTTGGTCACATTAAATGCCACTGGACGCATGGTGTTTGCAACGCCATAATTTTCCGTAGAGCCATGAACTGAGCTTTTTCCTCTTCTATAAGCCACTAAAGACAAGTTCAAGTTGGTGTCAAAGTCAGCACTCATATCATCGCAATAATCAATGTTGTGGAAAGCCACTCTTGAGGTCAACGATCCAACACTTGTGCCGCTGATTGTTCCCTGTTTAACGTAACCCTTTCCGTTATCTCCATTATCTGAATAAAAGATATTTACTTTATTCGTGGCGCTGTTGAAGCAGATCGCCATGCCCCTTGTTCGTGTTATTGTGCCGCCATCAAACTCGACGGCTGAACCAAAACTTACGGATGTCCCGCTAATCGTTGCCACAATTACAATGCCATCTGTGCCTGCCGAATTTTCTGCGTAGAGAACCGCAAATTTGCCTGCGTTTGAATCGAATGCCATATCTGTGCGGACACCACGCATATCGTTGCTATAAAAAACGGTAGCACTACCAAAGCTAATACTGGTTCCACTAACCGTGCCAACAAGCGCCGTTCCATAAAAAGAATTGTCGTTATCGCAATACGCAATAAGAAACTTTCCATTTGTGCTGTCATGCTCGCAACTCAGTACGGAAATTTCGGTTGACTCCCATTGAGCCACTGAACCAAAACTCACACTGGTGCCTGAGATTGTTGCTACAACAGCCCGACCCGTAGCATCTGTGTTTTTACTATAAACAATGACTACCTTGTTGTTAGTCGAATCAAAACACGAATCAATGTGTTCTGAAGAAGATGAAGACTGGAAGGTAGCCGCGCTACCAAAGCTAATAGCCGAACCGCTTACAGACCCAACGATTGACTTGCCTGATGTACTAGCGTTGTAAGAAATTAAGGTCTTGTCGGCGTTGCTGTCATAAGTAAGAGCAATCCAATTAGTGCTTGCAGACTCAAAAACCACGGGAGTGCCGTAGCTTCTCGTCCCATCAGAGCTTACAGTGCAAACCACCGCAGTGCCGTAAGAAGAATTACCGCCATCTGAATATGCAATGACGAACTTGTTTGCCGTGCTATCGAAAACAGTCCTGATGTAAGAAGTTTGCGCTGACTCAAAAACAGATTCCGTTCCTGTTATGGTCGAAAGTGTAGTCTCTGAGACTTGCGTTACATCACCGTCAGACTTCACGATAAGAGGCTTGCCTGCGGTGATTGAGCCACTGGCCTTGGCTTTGAATCTTCTTGGCAAGCTGTCCCCTATAATTTTCATTCCTTGACCACCAATTCAGTAGCGGATATGGCTGTGCCAGCTAGAACAGACGGCGACCCTGCTGTGGTGCTGAGTGTGCCGTCAGTCTGAACAAAGTATTGCTGGCCTGCTGTCAGGCTAGTTTGATTACGGTCTATGCAACCTACCACTGCTACAGTGGCGTCCTGTCCGTCTGTATAGGCTTGATCTGTAATACCTATATAGTTTTCTGAAGTTAAATTGGTAGTGCTAGGCGTGAAAGACCTAGCCTTCCCATAATTACTGTCATTGGCATCTCTATAGACAAAAAGAGTTTTGCTTTGATCTGGGTCATAAGCGGTGTCACCCATGTCTGCATCCTCTGTTTGCCAAACCTCATGTGTGCCGAAACTAATTGAGGTGCCACTGACCGTTCCTATGATTACAGCATTTTTCGATGCGTCAGCCCCTAACTCGAAAAAGAAAACCACATTGACATCATCTGAGTTGTAAACCGCCCTTATAGGGACGGAATACGCAGAATAAAACTGCACGGCAGTGCCAAAAGAAATGCTGGTTCCGCTTATAGTTCCAACAACGGCATAGGCTGAATTTGAATCGCCCAGATCACGAAACCCGGCGACAATTTTATTTCCTGATGCGTGATAAACCACTGATTTATCATAGCCTGCTGTGCCACCAGACGAAGTGTAAAATTCGTTTTCTGTGCCATAAGAAATGCTGGTGCCGCTTAGACTAGCAACTCTTGCGTAGCCATTAGTACCGGAGCTATAAAAAAACGCACACTTCCCAGCATTGTCATCGTATGCTGAACCCATATTAGAGCTAAAGGCAGATTTAAAAACAGAAGCACTGCCATAAGAAATGCTGGTGCCGCTTATCTCACCAATGCATCCCGTCCCGTAGCTTGAATTGCTAACGTCTCTATAAAACAAGAATACTTTTGACGAGCCGGTAGCTTGCTCAACAGAAATAAATCTAGTCGTGCCATACTCAAAAACAGCAGGCGTCCCAAACGAAATGCTAGTGCCGCTTACTGTGCCGACAACCGCTGTTCCGTAAGAAGAATTGCCTTTGTCCTCGTAGGCTATTACAACTTTGCCCGCGTTAGAGTTAAATGTTATGTCTGTGTAAGCGATGTTTGCCGATTCAAACACAACGGGTGTTCCGAATGAAAACGATGAGCCGTTAAATGTTGCAACAACAGCAGTGCCGTAACTGGAGTTGCCATCGTCTCTGTACGCAATAACCAACTTGTCGTTGGTCGTATCATAAGCACACGCTTGGTGATAACTGCCATTTGAGTTGAATGTGGACGCAGACCCAACTCCAGACGTTTCAGAAATTTGCTTTACCTTGCCGCCAAGGTCATTGATTGCAACAACAGCTTTGCCATGATCGCTATCGGTTTGATCGTTGTATGCGATAACAATTCTTTCTGCAACAGAGTCATAAGCGGGTGCAAGGTGAATACCCGCGCCAGTGTTGCCAGAAAAAATTACGGCTTCATCTGATCTAATTAAGTCAGCACCAGAAACAGTCAGATACGCGAAAGTCGCATTGCCATCTGCGCGATCTTTATACGCTAAACCCATTTTATTTGCCGCAGAGTCATACGCCAAAGCAATTGAGCTTGTTGCAAGACTTGATCCGGCATTGAAGGTCATTGTGTTGCCTGTCATGTTGATAGAGGTTCCGCTCACCTCTAGGGATACAGCCTTGCCTTGATAGTTATCGCCCGCGTCAGCGTAGGCAACAATCACTTTGTTTGCACTGCTGTCGAAACCTATTGCAATGTAGTAAGTACCTCCATTTTCAAAACCATTTGCGGAGCCAAAGCTAATTGAGGTGCCACTTACCGTCCCGACAATTGCTTTGCCTTTGTCGCTGTCGCCCCCGTCTTTGTAGGCGAGAACCACTTTGTTGTTTGAGCTATCAAACGTAGCCGCAATATAAGTAGACTGTGCGCTCTCAAACACCACAGGGCTACCAAAGCTGATTGATGTCCCAGAAACAGTGCCAACTATGGCGTTGCCATAACTGGATGAATCGGGCCAACAAATAACCACTTTGTTTTCATTGCTGTCGAAGGTGATTGCCGCATCAATAAGACCAAATGTACGGAACACAACAGCAGTGCCAAAGCTGATTGAAGTGCCGCTTACGGTTCCAACGATAGCTGTTCCGTAGTTTGAGTTGCCTCCATCTTTGTAGGCAATAACAACTTTGTTGTTGCTAGTGTCGAATGTGCATCGTATGTTTTCGACTGAGGCTGACTCAAAAACTACGGGAGTGCCGAAAGAGACGGTGTTGCCGGAAACAGTGCCTACTACCGCCGTTCCATAGTCAGAGTTGCCGTTGTCCTGATAAGCAAAAACTACTTTATTGTTGGAACTGTCAAAGGTTCCCCAGTAGTAATAAGTACCAGCGGCCTCAAACTCTACTGGACTGCTCAAGGTAGGCGCACCGGGAGCGGTCACGATCACAGGCTTGCCTGCCGCTATAGAGCCATCTGCTGTCGCAGTGTAGAAAGCGTCCAGTATGTTGGGGTCGTTACCAATAAAGCGCATGGCTTAGACCTAGCTTATTTCTTCGTAGCTAACAAAAACCTTGAGGTCGTTTGCGGCACTAGCGGTCGCGCCAATGCTCTTGTCTTCCTCCAAATAAAACGAGGTGTTCTTGTCAAAGGCTACAAGCGTTGAATCCTGCGGCACAGATACCGTTTTCAACAGTTCCGTAGCTGTCCCGCCGATATCGTCCTGACTGTAATATGCAAGAGTAATATCTGCCGCAACCGAACCATCTACGTTGGCGACTAGGATTGAATTGATCTTGAACACCTTGCCAGAGCTTGCGGCGTTTGACACCACGGCAGTTGCAGAAGTCGAGCTTAAATCAACAACGGCGCTTTTGCCCGTGATGGTGGCGACATTGACAATATTGGGTGCGGCCATTTTCTATCTCCTATCCAAATACAATAGCCATCGCAATGGCTTTGCCCGTGTTAATTCCTGCGGCTCCAAATGACAATTTGCCAGAGCCATCTGTCAATAACGCCTGCCCGCTTGTCCCGTCTGCGTTGGGAAGCTCTAAGCTATAGGTGGCACTAGCAGAGTGAGGTGGCCCCTTTAGGGTTACACCGTGACTGTTTGACTCGCAATTAAACCTGATTGCACCAGCATTGGTATTACCGTAAAGCTCAGTAAAGCCGGTGCCATTCGGGAATAGCTGTATGTTGCCGTTACTGTTTGTGGATTTAATTGCATTGGTGTCAATCTGTAAATTCTCAATCGACACCACGCCATCCGCGTCTTCAAATACTGACTTGTCAGCAGGATATGTCAGAATGACATCTTTGGTTCCTGCGGAGAAGTTGACCGCACTGTTGCTATTGGAACTCGACAGCACCGTTGTACGGGTTATCGTGTTGCCGCTAGTAGCATAAGTGCCAAGACCAACCTCAAAAGCGAGGTTGTTGTTATCGACAATCGCGTAATAAGTTGTATCCGCATTAGACAGAACAGAGGCAAAGGTGCGGAAATTAGGCTCTGCACCCGCGAGTGAAACAGCTCCCGTGCCTGTTGTTGTCGTGGTTTCTTTTACGCGATCCGCTACGACCAAGGCCATGACTAGGCAATCCTGATGATGGCGTTAGATGCGTCAGCCGTTGGGAACACAATCGTAAAGTCGCCAGCACTGGATGACTTGTCAGAACCAAAGTCCAACACTAAAACGGTGTCTGTCGTGCCAGAACCGCCGCTAGTTGTCGTGTTATATATCAATGCTCCACGCGCCGTCAGGGTGCTTGAGGAGAACGTGAGGTCTGAGAAGTCGGTCAGGGCTGTGGTTCCAGACAGGGTTGGGGTCACATTGGTCAGTGTCCCGCCGCCTGCCGAGTAGCCTGTACCGCTAATCTCATTACTGGTGGTGTATGCCGTGGTAGACGCATCAAAAGAGGCGCTGTTGGTATACATCGCCAGCTTGAACGTGTGAGCGCCGTTTGTAAAATTGTGAGCGCCAATAAGCAGTTCTTGCTTAAACGACGAACACATGAAGTTTCCGCTGAAAGCCATATCACATTCTCCTGATTAGTTCGGCTAAGTCTTTTTGCCCTGCGTCAAGAAGGGCGTTATACACTGTAGTTCGGTCGCTATTTGCGGCCTCTTTCATGTAGAAAACAAGAACCGCTCTAATGTGATCCTTGAATGCCTGCGCTTGTGCCTGCACCTCTGGCAACGCAGTATCAGCTACAGAGATGATCTTATCTAAGCATCTCTCAGCGATCTCGTCTGGGGAAAACCCTCTGTTCTGTGTTGTGTGGACATTAACGCTACCCACCTCAAAGCCACCGCTAACACCAATCATGCTCTGGCTTTCCTCACTTCACCTGACCTGTAGCTGTCTGTCGTGCTGTAGCCTTCGCCCAACTGCTCCAGATTAGCCAGCGCCTCCATGTATCTTTGGCTGTACATCTGCATAAGATCGGGGTCGCCCTTCAAATAGGTGTACGCCTCGACAAGACAGCCATACAAAAGCGTGGACTCTGCATTGGTGCCGAGCCAGCTTGTGCCGTCTCCAGATGCGGTAATAGAGGTGGGTTTGTGGAAGTAGTGCAGTTCTGCGTCATAGGCAGAATCAGGGGTGGGGCCGAGAATAAACGCGGTGCGGCTGAAGATGCCGTAGTACTTGGGCGCTCCCTGCGTTGTTGTTAGCGGGTACGCCTGACGTATAAAGTTTACGTCCTTGAACATCAGATACTCAAAGCCAGAGTTGTCGATGGCTAACGAGTAGGGTGTCAAAAAATCCGTGGGCATGATGAGGTATTGGTTACCGCTCGCCACAGACCCAGACACATTCTTGCGAAAATCAGGCAGTTGCACGGCCTTGAGAATCTTGTCCTCTGCCTGCGTAATAATCGTTGTCAGGTTATTGACAAATGTTGTCTCATTTGACTCTGTGTAGTCCTGTATAGCCTGCTTTAGAGTCGTAAGGGTAAACGCCATCAGGATGTCTCCACTGTTACGCGCCCAACAACACCCGCCATGTCAAGGCCGACAGTACGGCTTCCAAGCGCCGTGTTGCCTCCCCCGACAGGATCGAACGCAGAAAGCGCACGACTTTCATCAACACTGCTATCAGGTCGCGGAAAGCGTAGCGCCTGTGGGTCGCTTGCATTGACATCCCCCAGCTTTAA